GGTAGGACACCTTTTCTTCTTGGTTTATTATAGTGTCTAACAGCGAAAGGACTTTTTCCCTTCATCACTGAACCCTTCGGGGAACAATGAAAAGGGTTTTGTAAAACTTTTCTTAGAAAATCCACATAAGCGGATTGTTTCACGAAACTTTAAAAAACCCTTTTCATTGTTCCCCGAAGGGTTCAGTGATGAAGGGAAAAAGTCCTTTCGCTGTTAGACACTATAATAAACCAAGAAGAAAAGGTGTCCTACCGATGTATTGGCAAAGACTTGGCTTAAATTATAGTGAACCCTACGGCATTGCTGCGAAGCTAGCTCCATGATATACTGATCAGAGGCTTCGTATTCAGCTTGAGTTGGTGTGTACTCCAAAACTTCCTTGATGGTAAGATTAGGTGAGTTCGGAGTGAGGCCGTTCTTTCGCATTTTTGCGAGGAACCGTACAAAACATTCGTTCTGATGTGTTCCATGGATGAACGTTGATTTGTGAGAACCAAAGCGTTCAATGATATATGGGTATCTATCCTTGCAGATGTATACTTCATTTATCATGGTGTTTTGTGGTGAGACCAAACGGTCCCAGAGCTGACGCTCAATACCGGCTTTTCCCAGTTTCGCCCAAATACGGGCAGGGATATCGTCGATTTCGTCTCCTGCACTATTAATAAAGTCTTGAGCTTGTATTAATAGGCTAGGCATCGTTGGATCCGCAGCTTCAGTAACTGCGTTCGGTTTTAGGAAACTCATAAACCTAGAAAGGTCTAAAGATCCACTCAACGATGGGGGGTTGGCAGTCCCCGTGTTATTGTTTTGATTTTGGCTACCGCCGACTGATTGGATTTTTCCAAAGATCGCGCGGCCTGCCGAGATTGCGGCCGACATTAAAGGTCCACCTACTGCCTGTAGCGCACTAGTCGCTATGGACAATATGTTCGATAGATCAAATGCGAACAAAGCAGCTTCATCGCTCATATCTCCTGGAAGGACGACGTGTGCAATGTTGCCAGCTATATTAGTGGGAAGACGAGTTTCGATGGTGTAATCACCTACGCTCGGCCCCATTGAACCTTCTTCTGTCGGACAAATGTGAGCATTACGCTCAAACTTTTCAGCGATGACACTTAAGCCACCTCCACCTTCAAGATCCGGCAAAACTGCCAAATTCAGTGGAATGACAAGTCTGCCATTATTTGGAAGAGTACCTCTCCATACAAGTGTTCCGAAATCTTCCTGGTCTAAGTCCTCGTTGAATTCATCTCCGAGTTCTACAACACCAGCAAATCCAGACGCACCTGCTTGAGCAGAGATAAATTCCTCATTATTGGCATCGTTGTCCTGACCACCTAATTGAATTAGTGCACTTTCGTTCCTACTGATTTTGCTAATAAGGCTATGAGAATCAACATCACATTGCTGTTCATAGTTGATTTCTTTAACCTCTTCTTGAATTTCTCTGTAGAGAGGTCCAAGAGCATTTGTTGTTGGTCTAGGTTTCGTTGGAACATGGAACTGAGAAGATCCAAGGCGCCACAAAATTCGCACATTGACATCAGCAATATCAGTAGTTCTATTGAAAGAAATGATACGATAACGGATTCGGCATGCAGCTTCATCGGTTCGCAGATACGGAGAGCACCAGTATCTTGGTCGACTCATTGATGGTGAACCCGAGAAATTCTCAGGTATTAAATCGATCTCAACGTTACCTCCAATGGCCACGTAATATGAACTAGAGTTGTTTCGGCTATCACTAACCTCAATCACTCCAGAAATACTTGGTGGTTTGGCAATAACAATCTTGCATCTCAATGTTGTGAGATAACCTTTGTTGGTAGATCCAGTAACCCACACATTTCGTTTATAAGGTCGAGCTAAACTCACCCCGTTTGACAGTGATGTATAAGGATCAAAGGATAATTCTTTCCATACAAGTGCGTCGTTTTGGCCAATTGAAAAACTCTGGCCCTCAACCCACTTAGTATTAGTTACTCCCGCTTGTGGTTTCTTAGTTACAACTGCTTTCGCATCTGGTTTCTTAGGAACTTCTTGCGGTTTCTCTACGGTTGTTGTGATTGTAGCCTCAGGGCCATCAGCAGCAATTTGTCCAGGAAGATCAGCGGCACCTTCGGCATTCACCTCAATAGTACCATTATCAGCTTGCTGTTCAAAATTGATTTCAGGCTCTGGAACTTCAATGAAATTTAGTCCTGGAACATTCATCGCGGTTTCATTGCGAATAAGGCTATTACATCTTATATTTATTACAGCACTCAAAACTGTTATGTTAAGAGGTGTATTAACACTATTTTGACTGTTGTCTTCAAATGTTCTTATGATTATTGAACCGCCGGATTGACCGATTCTTCCACTTGCTCTTTTTACAGTAGATAAATCATTACTCCATGGTAGAATTACTGCAATGGTGTTTTGACCCGCTGTTCTCCACCGAACTCCTCGTGTTTTTGTTCCTACTCTACTTTCAGGAGCAAATACTTCAAGCGCTAGTGCCGCGCCAAGAGGCGAAGCTACATGCAAAATGTAAACGAAGTCTGCAGCGATGTTTTCATAAAGATTTATGATTGCTGACTGTTGAGGTGTAACAACAGGATTTATCAACAATGTGGCACCAGTTGTTGGTGCTGGAAATATTCTCGGCATGAACGCACTAAAAGCTTGTCCAAGCGAGATTTTTCCAAACATGTGGGTGGCCATCTTCTGTTTCCTAGCCGATCGCAATTGAAAAGCGAGGAAAGGTTTGCTGTAGCAAGCTAATCGGAGAGTTACGGGGTCACCGACTTCACTGACTATATTACCATTGGTAAGAGATTCGTCTTCTCCATTACTTAGGAGAGTGATAAGACCGGCGCGTACACACCGGGGCATATCAAATACTAAAATACTTTCAGTTGGATTCATTTTAATTGTTATATACACTTACATTAACTGTAGTTAGAGACCAGACGTTGACGTCTAAATGTCTATATGCAAATCGTTGAAGACCTACATTGACTGCCATATTTCTAGGATCGCTATTGACTGTCATTACCCCGAATTCATCGAGGAATTTAATAATATATTGTGCATTATTAAAAGTAGCTTGATAAGCTTCGCCAAAGCGAACACGTGTTCCATACGTGCCGGCTATAACTAAATTTTGAACCCAAGGATTTGTAGTCGGTGAGTTGTTCAAAGTATAAGTTACGCCGGGTGTGACAATACCAGGTAAACCTTTAATTGCTACAATTTCATTTTCTAGCATAAGCATTCGAGATTCAATTGAACTAACTGACGTTGTTAAACCAGTTATTTGAGTTTGCTGAGCTAGAATTAGACTAAGATTATTGTCTACTTTAATTTCTAAATGACCCAATCGAGCATCGATAATTAATATCGAGTTCAATGCTGATATGGCTGTGGTATTATTTGTGATACGAGTATCAAAAGTAGCCACTTCTAAACTTAAATCATTAAATTGAGAACTTAAACTACTGACTTGTGTTGACAAATCAGTCACATTTTCACTAAGACTAGTTACATTAGATGCTAAACTCTCGATTTCTTCAGATTGATTTCCGAGCGTTGTATTAATTAAATTAAATTGCGCTTGGTTATCTAACTGATTTTGATCAACAATTCTTCCTAATTGACTAACTTGAGTTTCTAATTGTGACAATTGTGCATTTAACTGTGAAACTTCACCAGCTAATTCGGGTACTTGAAATTGATCCAACACTTGTAAAAGCGTCGAATTTTCTTCAAATATTATTTCTGCGATTTCAGACATGATTACTCATTCCCATACAGGAGCGGGTCCTCATAAATTTCTCCTTTGTTTTCTCCATAGAATCTTTTATTATATTTCTGTCCAAATTGATTGAACGGAACTGCTATTATGCAAGAGATTGCTTCTCTAATAGATTGGTTAGTACATTTACTCAGTTTATCTCTAAAACTTTCAAAATACTCCTCTCCATGTAGATATGCCTCGTACATGCTAGCATCGACCAGATTTCTCCAAATGTCGATCTCGTAATCAGCGATCCGAGTCCAGACAAAGGGTCCTTCAATGCTGCGCTTAAGTAAAGGAGCAACGATTTTTCCATCCATTTCTACGAAATTTCTCTTAAGAAAGATCATCTCGTTTCGTGAACAAAATTCTCGCTCCACCCCATCTTTAGCGCCAGGAGTTATCGTGTGACCGATAGACTCCATAACCTTCTTGACGGTGAAATAATTGTACTTTGCAGCATACTTGGTACTAACTGATTCCAATTTATCATCACCAAATTCAATATTCGCAACGTTTTCGCGAAATTCTTGGATGTCTTCAACATCAGTGCATTTAGCAAAAGCATAAAAACTCAAAAGATCGTTGGCAATGCAGTTTGCAACAGTGGTTAAATACTCCCCACTTTTATTCCCGCGTGTTGTTTCGAAAATTGTGTCGAAGTCGACGACAAATGTTTTTATACTCTCTTCAGAAAGAACTTCCCTTAACTTATAGTAATCATCCGGTGCTACCCTTTTTATGACTTCTCTGATAATCCAAAATACCCATTTCAACAAAATTTGTTGAAGATATTTGTCATATTCAGCGAAATCTAAATCGAATATATTAGGATGTTGTTCTATATGATCAAGGATTTTCCTCCATGCAATAGAATGTGGATCCGTACCAATAGCGTGATTGAGCTTAGTATACGCACTCGTATACGCCTCTGTGCCCATATACACAACTGTCGGTAATGATCTTTTCTACTGGAATAGAGTGAAAAACTCGCGTTTTTCCAGCTTTGACTGCTTCGTTCTTAATAACTGCATCTTTTAACTTGCTGTTACTAAAACTTATAATTCTTTCGCCTTGTTTTCCCGCTTCTACTTTCTGCAAAACACGTTTCTTCAGCGATTTCCCTGGGCCGTCATTAAAATAGACCGTCCCATTATCGTTAGATAAAAAATCAGATTTCTTCGACATTTTTGGAAGTAAATTCCACGGCAACCCACTAGCTTTATTCAATTCCATTCCTTTACAGAATCGATTCTCGCGATGACCATTGAGACCTTCAAATAGAAGTTGTTCAGAATCTGAAGAACACGTGTTAATGTGTCCTATCTTAACTGACATTTCTTCCATCATCTGTCTCGCTAGTTTTTCAACGAGATCTTCATCCATATCAGGAATTTTCTTTGCAAGATGTTGATTTGCTCGAAGCAAAAGAGATTTCTTTCCATTGAGATTACGTGGTAACTCAATTTTGATTCTCGGATCTTCCGGATGTAAAGGAGCAGGTTGTAGTTGCTCTTCGAACTGTTCTTCGAATGGTGACAAATGCCAGTGAGCTAATGAAGCCGCACCGGCTGGTTTTGTTTCCTTTCTTAGTTTACCGATAAACTTTACTTCTGAACCTTGCGGTAGATCAGTCGGTTCACCTTCAACTATTAAAGTTGCAAATTTGTCTTCAACAGTCGAACACTGATGTTCAATTTTGATTAGATCTTCTTTCACAAGATAAGCCCCCAACGTGTAGTTTCTGAGGCCTGCAGTGTGAAAACCAATTAATTTAGCCTGGTATCGATCATGCGAGGTCACAATGGTTCCCCCACAATCACCTTTCTGACTATCTTTATGGTTAGTTTCAATTGCATTACATTCAACTTGGTCTAAGACTTGATAAGATCCATTAACCATGAAATTTTTCTTTCCTTTAAAAGATCCCATCGCGTAGAAATAAGCGTCTTGTGTTGGCAAGAAGATCACAACTCGAAAGTTAGGATATAACGTCTTAATCTCCTCACTCGAATATAAATGTTTTGAAACATCTCTGAAATGTTCTGTCACACTCGCCATTCGAGAAGGAAATTTAGCATTCCGTTGTTGAAATAAAGCTCTCGCACCATCCTTATTAAGGATTCGTGATATAGCCACATCTCGAACAAGATCTCTTGTTTCTACTATTGCTAGTTGAAAAACTTGGTTATTGTCTTGCTCATATCTCCAAAATCGGAAGATTTCCCCTCTCTCGAAGCCGTGAGCTGGCGTGATAATAACATTGTTACTACCAATGCCATAGCATCTAATTCCACGATCGCTCGTGTCAATTTCTGCTATTGGTACTTTTGATACCAAAACTTGATGATTATGCTTTAAGCTTTTACGCAAATCGATGGAATCACTTGAAGATTCATTCTGAATTCAATTCGGAGTTATCTTGTATAGTTTCACCGTTAATTGTTTTTGCTAAAGCATTCAAATTCTTTAATGAATTACGCACAAAGTTACACTTCTGGCCTTGCATAAATGTGTTCAGACCAGTCATATTGATTTTGTACATATGATGTTCGTCCTCCAAACGGCGGACGCGTACATCGGCTAGCCAATGGCTAACCGCAAATGGTGATAAATATTCGATCACGCGTTGATATTCATCTTCGCATTCTGCTAAAGTTCCAGACAAATCAATTTGACAATTAAGAACCTGTTGTTCTTTACGACCATCATGTCGTTTTTGTCTCGTCAAACTAATAACCCGATTACGTTCAACCATAAAATCTCGAGATTCACCTATAATGTCCTGATGGACAAATTCGGTTTTCCCTTCAATTTGGTTGTATAACCTGGTATCCAGACTTACACCTTTATCAACTTTTGCTACCCAGCTTAACCAAGCAGGGTTTTTGAATGAATCTTTCAATGCTAAAGTATGGTGGATTAAACCATCAACTTCAATATCGACTTCTTCTTCATCCGCCACTTGATGACGGAGTTCGCGAACTTTCAGTTGACGTTGTTCGCGAATTTTTGCGTTCTTTGCTTCTCGTTGTTTTTGAGTTGGCTCTTCACTATCAACACTACCTTCTTGTTCAACTTTTGGTGTTATGAAAAATTGAATAATCTTCCACATTATATAAACTAAGATGGATGCAATACAAATAGTAGTGATTGAAAGGGCAAATGGTAATGCAGCTTGAGCGATTTCTCGCCAATATTCAGATACATCAACCCCAATCGATTCCAAGGCACGAAGTGCTAAACCTGTCATACTATCCAAAAGGATAGCTGAGACTCTCTCCAAATAGGCGAAAGCTTTGTTCATAATAGTCGCAGGTGCGGCCATCATTTCTAACATTCGATAACGAACATCTAGAACTCCAATGACTGGATCAACATGTCTTCTGGGTTGTAGCTGTCTAGCTGTTTCCCAATATGCCATTTCTGACACAATTGCCATAAAAGCAGAGTGAGGGAACAATGAAGCTCCAGCAATATGGATAGCCGTAGTTAAACCAAGGCGTCTCCAATGTGCTGGTGAATAAAGTTCAAACATTCTTCTCTTACACTTAATCAATCTTTGTCGCCATTTTGGTAACAAACTTTGATGGAGTCTGACAGTAGTTTCATCGCCCACAAGCAACAATACAGATCCGCTTCCCAAGATTGGACCCCAAAGATAAAAATCTCCGTGATCACTTTGACATTTAAGCGTGTTCTGTAGAAGAAATTTCTCTTCGAACTCTCTTTCTTTGCCAAGTTTGATTCTCCATCGACCCAAAGCAATAAGAAACTCATAAAGGCTGGTGTAATTATGAGCATCGAATGATTTACATTCTGCATCAATTAGGTATTCTGTCCAGTCACCTAAATCGCCACAATTGTGTGTTCCTTCGGCTTCAGTGCACATTCGTGCAAGATCTTCAACAGCTTCGCGTGCCAAATCAAACGAGACTTGAGCAGGAACAAGATGTCTTGTAAACTCGAAGTTAGCCAACGCTCCATTAAATGGTTGTTTCTTTTTGAAAATATGGTTAAGACCACCTTCATACGGTTGATTTCTCTCTTCTGCCCATCGCAAGTAGCTTCCCATGTTCGTGACTCGCTCTAAAAGAATTTGAGGATCGTCCTCTTGTTCTGATTCAGAATCAATTTCAATGTCGACTTGTTCATTTCCATGACCTAATGCAACATCAATCATTGCTTCTTCATCGCTATCAAATTCATCTTCATCACTATCATCGTCACATTGACTTTGTTGTTGGATGTTATAGTCATTAAGCGTTGCAAGTTTCTGTTCAAATTGCTTTCGATTAAAGATGATATTATCGCAAACACGTTCCACGATTTGATTTAGTGTTACTTCATCAATTCCTTCATTATTTCCTTCTCGATGATCAGTCATTGATCCAGTTTCAAATTTAAGATGTTTGAAATCCCTATCGTAATCAAGAGCTGTTGGTTTAGTTCTTGTTACTCTGCTGGTATGAGGAAATCGATTCCATAAAGCTTGCATATAGTTTACAGTGACACTTGTTATTGGTAATTCATTACATGTTGTTACACACATAATCGCCCGAAAAGGTGATCCTTTCTGGTCAACTGCTCCTTGCAAAGTTCCCACACAAGTGGGACTTATATATTGGAAATACATAAGATGGTCAGTATTCTCCTTACTTTGAAACGCATCGTCTTCATAGGTTATATCTTGTCCGACATAACCTGTGTCAAATTCATCTCTCTGCTGCATATTCCATGTTGAAAATTGATCTGCATTATAGAAATGAGCGCCACCTGTATTTTTGAGTCTTCGTTTCACTCGTTGAATAAATTCATCGATTAATGTTGACTTGCCGATACCAGAAGGTCCGACAAAGCACACGCCCACAGGCACGGGACGAATCCCATTTGTGCG